AACCACGCATCGATGTCGGCTTCGCGCGCCGCGACGGGCAGCATCGTGAAAGCCGCGTCGCGCGCGATGCGCAAAACCGGTACGTCGATCGTGCGCGTTTCGAGAACGCCGCGCGACAGCCAGGTGCCCGAGCCGGCCGCCGGCACGACGTCGAGCTCTTCGCTCGCACCGGATCCGTAGAAGCCGTAGATCTCCGCACGCCAGGCGGCCTCGGCCTCTGGCGTCCATTGCTTGCCTCGCACGAAGCAAATGCGCTTGTAGAGCCCGTCCGCCAACGCATCGTCGAACGTCGTGCGCAGGACGGTCCCTTTGCGCTTGCCGGCACGGATCTCCAGGATCAGCCGATTGAAAGGGTTGTCGGCACCGTCGTGCGAACTGATGACCGCGACGCGCCCGCCCCAGATCAGCAGCGCCATCGCGGCCTTGATCACTTCGTCGAGATCGTCGTGGAACGCCGCTTCGTCGAGGATCACGAAGCCCTGGCGGCCGCGAAGACTGCGCGGCTTCGAGGTGAGCGCCACGATTTCGAAGCCGCTGCCGAACGAGATGCGGAAAGCGTTGACGCCCTTTTCGCTGCCGTCGTCGAACAGAAACTCGTGCACGCTTGCGGCGGCCGGCTCGATCGCGCGCGCAAAGCTTGCGCATGTGTCGATGAATTCGCGCGTCATGTCGAGCGCGTAGCCGAGATACAGCACGTCCATGCCGCCGGCCGCTTTGGCCTTCGCGGCCGCCAGCACGGCGGCCGACGCGACCGCCCACGTGATGCCGATGCGGCGGCTCTTCTCGTACACGACCAAAGCTTCGGTCGAGACCGAATGGAAGAGGCGCTGCTGGTAGGGCAGCAGAACGCTTTCGATCTGGCGCAAGGGCGGGGACGTGGCTGCGGGTGCGGCCGGGGTTTTCGGCTTGCTCGAGGAAGATTTTTTGGCCCCAGCTTTGGTCGCGGGCGCTTTCACGTCTGCACCTGCGGTGCGACGCCCACGCTCGCTGATACAGGGGCCACGCCCAAGATCGTCGCGGCGATCGTGTCGGCGAGCTCGGCCGAGATGCCTGCGGCCTTGGCGGCCGACTTGGCGAGCTCGGCCGCTTTGGCGCGCGCGCGTTTCTCGACGGCTTCGACGAACGCGGCATTGTCGCGGCTTGCCCCGGTAAGGCTCTTGATGGCCGACGCCAGGAACATCGACTCCTTGGGGTCGAGCTTCACGGCGTCGCCCTCTTCCGTGATCATCACGCGCGTGAGCAGCGACTGGGCGAGCTCGACATTGAGGCGCTGCACGTCGCCTTCGCCGCGCTCGCCGAGCTGCGCCACCAAGGCCGTCGCACCTTCGCGTGCGTCCTTGAGGATGGCGCCCATCGCGTCGATGCGTTTGGTGTAGCGGCCCAACGAAGATCGCGAGATTTCGGCGGAAGGTGCGAGCGCTTGAAGATGCGCCAAGATTTCGTCGAGCGTGCAGCCCTGCTCTTCGCGCAGACGCGCGATCTCTTTGCGCAGCGGCAGCGGCAAACGGTCGATGGCGGATTTGCGCCCCATGGGCCTAACGCGTCCCCATGTTTGCGGCGCGCTGCAGGGTCATCGCGCAGAGGGCTTCTTGACGCCGGGTGCGATCGCGCGACCGTTGGCGACGTCCTCGCCGCGCGCGGTCAGGGTCGCGACCGTGAGCGCGTCGAAGCTTTGCAGCGACGCAAGCCCCGCCTCGGCGAGCCATTGCAGCTCGACGCGTACTTGGTCGCGCGTCGCATTGATGCCGGCACTGCGCACGACATCGACGAGGATCGAGTCGTTGAGCTGGTGGGCGGGTGAGATCGCAAGGGTGCGCAGCAATGCAATGCGCAGATGCTCGCGCCAGGCCCCATGCAGACTCGATGGGTGGAGATTGGCAGATGAACCGGTCATGCGCGCCCGCCTTGCGAGAGGATGTCTTCGTGCCGTGCTTGTGTTTTGCGGAGCTCTTCGAGGTCCTTGTCGTGCGCGGCCGTTTCGGCGCGGATGGCTTTGAGATCGCCGCCGACATCGCGCAGCGAAAGCGCCAGCTCGTGCAGATCGTCCTTGCTCGGCAGGTTCTTGAGCGCCAGCTCGACGCGGCCGATCAGGGCGGTGAGCTCGGCCATCCGTTCGCTGCCGGCACTGAAGCGCTCGCGCGTTTCCTTGCGGTGTGTTTCCAGATCGGCGTGCAGTGCACGTTCGGAAACCTTCTTCGAGAGATCTTCGGCAAAGGCCTCGAAGGCGGCCTTCGACACGAACTGGCCGCGCAGAAGATAGAGCAGCAAAGAGGCCACGAAGGTGATGGCCGATATTCCGTAGTGCACGAGTTGGAAAGTGTCGCTTGTCATCGATCACCTGAAGGCGCAAAGGCCGTTGCAGTCGGTCCAGTCGGGGTGGGCTTCGCGGATCGTGCGCGGCAGCGAATTGCCGCAGCGGACGCAGATGCGGTCGGCGAGTCGGGCGCGTGCGACGGCGCGGGCGATGCCGGTTTCGCGCGCGTCGGCTTCGCGGTCCTGCGCGCGCTCGACATCGTCGATCACGTTTTGCCTCGCATCATCGGCCCCTCATCGGCGTTCGGACGCCGCCGGAGCCGCCCGCACGTTGGACGGCTCCGGCTCTGCGGTCTTGCGGGCCATCAGCATCTCGATAAACGTCGGCGGTGCCGCACCCGCCGCAACGGCTTTGTCGCGGCTCCGCTGCACGACCTGGACGCCGAGCACGGAGAGGGCAATGCCCCACATGACCGTCATGGCGCCCATCAGCGCTGCGAGTCCCGCGAAGATCGCAGAACTCTGTTCGGCGTTGAGCGTCGCCCAAACGATCGCAAAGGCGATCGCGGTTGCCTGCAGGCCCCAGGTTACGGCCGTAACGTAGCCGAAGAACGGGCGCCAGCGCCGCGTGAAGACGTCGTCGGATTGCGCTTCGGCGCGGATCGTCGCATTGACCTCGCGCAACGCCGTCTGGAAATCTTCGCTCTCGGTTTTGTCCATCGCCTCGATATGGCGATGGCCCTCGGCAAGCTGCTCGGGCGTGATCTCCTTCTTGCCGATCGCGGTGCCCACATCGGCCAAAGCCGACGACGCAGTCTTGGCGATCGGGTTGTCGATTTTGCCGAGCGCCCCGCCCACGAGATTGACGAGGGCCGGCAGCCCGAATTTGAGCAGCAGGGCGGACAACATCAGAGAAGCCCCCTCAAACCATGAATGCCGACGAGGATGCCGGCGACGAGAAGCACCAGGCCAAATCCGCCGTCGCCGGCACCGCGCGCATCTTTGAGGATCGCGAAACCCAAACTTCCGACGGCGAAGCCGATCGCGAGATAGAGCCAGTCGAAAAAGCTTTCCATTGCGGCGCCCCTAAAAAATGTCGCGCCAGAACACGTGCGCACCGATGCGCACCTGCGGTTCGCGACCTTTCGCCCAGTCGGGCGGATTGCTCTTGAAAAGCCACTCGGCCATGTAGGCGACGGCGCCTTCGGTCGGGTCGGCGAAGCTGCTGCGAATTGTTGCTGCAAACGGTGCGGGCACATCGCGGCCCAGATCGAAAGCCAACGACGACGTGCAGACGGCGATGAGATACGCCAAGCGAAACGCAGCGTCTTCGGACCCGACCGCGCGCAGCTTCGGCAGGTTCGGGTCGTCGGCGTTCCAGCACGAGAACTGCCACGGCCGGCACGCCACGCCGATGATGCCTTCGCCCCACCAGTCGGGTTTGTTGTCGGCACCGATGTCGGCGCGCGCGCGATTGAGAATGACCCATGCGACGGCGATCTGGCCGAGAGGGCCTTCGCCGCGCGCTTCGCCCCAGATCGTACGCGCGAGCACGTCGATCTCTTGCAGGCTGGGTGCAGTCGGCAGTCGCGGGGCGAGTGTCAGGCGGCGGGGAAGATTTTGCATCCGCCGAAGATGGCGGGTTGTGCCGCCTTGCCGCAGGACGACGCGCGTCGTCGGGCGCCCCGGCATACGATTGCACGCTGCGACTTTTGCGGTGCGCGAGTCAAGCGACCCGGCACCAGGCGCGTGTGTCTAGCGTTTGCGCCCGAGCGTGGGGGCGAGCTTGGCTGCGATCTTCAGCGCGCGTGCGGCTTGCGCGCGAAGCTCGGCCGCCAGTGCCGGCAGATGCTTGGCAGGGCAGACGCGCTCGCCGTTGGCATAGGCTTGCGCCAGGCGCTCGCTGATGTCCCACACGCGCGCCATGTGGGCAGGTCCGCCGGCGGCCTTGATGCCTGCCCATACCGCGAGCGTGCGAGCGACATCGCGGGCAGCGCCGTGCGGTTCGGAAACACGCCGGCGCATTACAGCAGTTTCAGCGAAAGTTGTTCGCGGTCGTCGGGTGCGGCGAGCCAGCGCTGTTGCGTGCGGATCGGAATGCGCAGCCGACGCGCGATCTCGGCGCGGCCGACGCCTTGCGCATGCAGCCAGCGGAAAAGATGGTAGTCGGCCAGCGGCACGTAGATCCGAGCACCCACGCCCAAGCGATCGACGATGCGCGCGGCGGCTTCCGTCCCCACGATGGACGGCAGCAATTCGCCGTCGCGTGCGATTTCGAGCAGCGTGGCGCCGCGCTTCTCCGACAGCTTGAGCGCTGCTTCGAGTCCGCCTGGCTCGCCGACCGCCTCGACGATCTCGGCCAGGACGGCCGGCAGCGGCCGACCGTAGGGGTGGCGGTCGGGTTTCATTCCGGGACGTCTTTCGCGGCGGCATGTTTTGCGGCGGCATGTTTTGCGGCGTCGGGGTTTTTGGCGACAAAAGCTCGCAGCCACGCACCGGCCTTCTTGACCAAATGCAACGACCATTGCGCGTCGAGCTCTTCGAAGCGCATGCCCGACGGCACATTCTTCGTCACCCAATTGCCGAAAAAGTATTCGTCGATCGCGGCACCCGGCTTCTCCAACGCCGTCCGCTTCGCCCAGATCGCGCGCACGGCAGCACGGTTCCAATCCGCGTTGGTCGCGGCGTCGGGCATTTGGTGCACGGCGAAACCTTCGCGTTCGCACCAGTCCTTGAGCGCTTCGGTGACGGCGTGGAATTGCTGCGGCGACAGCCAGGCCAGATCGTCGACCCGCGCGACGCGCTTGACGAAGGCGGCAAGCGCGTCCTCGGACGGATCGCGCACGGCGGCCAAGTGCCAAAGCGTGAGCCACAAAGCGCGCACCTTCCGCGCGCGCGCGTCGGCGGCAAGTCGCCGCGTGCCGATGCGCGGCTTCTTGGCGGGCGCGCCGGGCGTCGCCGCTTGCTTCGGCGCCTGGCGCTGGAACCCCAGGCGCTTGAACTCCTCGAGCACGGCGCGGCGCTGGGCGGCATCAAGATCGCCCGAAGAGCGTTTGCCCGTGAGCCGTTCCAGCAAATCGCGATAGCTGTCGTCGGCCAGGGCCAATTGTTTCTTGGCGATATGGATGATCGACAGATCCGTCTGCCGTTGGCCGGCGGGCCCGAGGCGCACGAGCGGCTTCATGCGTACTGGTCCCTTTGCCAATAGGGTTTGCCGGACTCGTCGGCCGGGGCCTGGTGCGGGGGCACCTGATGCGGGGGCATCTCTGCCGATCCCTTCGGCGCCAGTTCTTCGCGCAGCGTTTTCGTCATTGCCGCCTGCAGCGCTTTGGCGCGCACGTCGCGACGGCCGCGCGGCGCACGGATCCAGGCTTCGCGCAATTCGTGCAGCTCGGCGGCCGTCGGCATGGGCATCACCGCTCGCCGCCAGAGCTGCGCGACGGGGCGTCGAACTTGCCGACCTCGTTGCCCCAGCAATCCCAGCCCGCACGGCTTTGGCGCGCGAACAGCTCCGCGCCGAATTCGTTGGGCAAGATGCCGTCCATGTAGCGATGCGCGTTCGGCGGCTTGCGGCTGTGCTCGCGACGGCGCGCGCGAAACAGGTTCGGCGTGCGCGCGGCAAAGCGCATGTCGATCGGCGGCGAGCCGATCTTGCCGATCAGGTAATGCTCGGACACCGAACGGAACCAGTAGCCGGGACCCCAGCTCGTCTTGCGGTGCACCGTCGTCTTGTGCCACGTGCCGGCCGTCACGAATTTGAAGCCCCAGGCGCGCAGCACGTCGAACGCAAAATCCAGGCGCGGGCTCGTCGCCCAAAGCCACAGCGCGCAATCGCGGCCGGCGAGCTGCCCGACCGGCAGTGCCAGCAGCTCGGCATCGGACATCAGCGCATACTGCGCGTGCGGGCTCTTGCCCTCGCCCTTCTTCGAATAGAGATCGAACCACCACGGCGGATCGGCGATGAGCTTGCCGTATTTGAGCGGCAGGAGCCCGCCGAAGGGCCAGCCGGATTGTGCTGCCTTCGGTGCGGGTGCGGCTGGCGTCGGCTCCTGCAGCGTTAGCGCAAACGGCTGCGCGTCTGCTCGCTCACGGTTCGGCGCATCAGACATGGCCCAAGCACTCCAGTTGGGGTTGCTCCGGTTTGAGATCGATATCGATCTGCACGCGCCCGGCAGAAACAGCGCGCGCGAGTTCCCACACTTCGTAGAAGGCAAGCAGATCGGCGATGCGACGGCGCGACGCGACGCGGCAAGCTTCCTTGGCCGGCCGCGCGAATTGCCAAACCAGCATCGCGGCGAATTCCTGGCGCTGGGTGGTTTCGGCTTGCGACATGGGCGACGTCATGTGCGCGCTGCCAATCGCCGGCGGGCGGCTGCAGGGCGCGCCTTTTCCATCGTCGCAAGCGCGTGCTGCAGGTGCCGCGCCTGCAGGCTGTCTTCGCGGTCGATCACTACGAGGGCCGCGATTTTGTTTGCGACGACGTCGCTCAACGCATCGAGCTGCGGCAGCGTCAATTCCAATGAGACCAGTGCAGCGCGGTCCATGCCCTAGACCTTCCCTGCTTTGGACGGTTCTTGCGCGCGCGCTTGCCAGTGCCGGCACGCAGGATCCTTGGCGCGGATGTCGCTGCCCGGTCCGTGCGTCCAGAACTTGCGCATCAGGTCGCATTTGCGCCAGATGCCGCCATAATTGACGCGAACATAGTGGTGGCAGGTCTTGCAGCTTTCGCCCGATGGGCCGCTGCCGATCGGTGCCGCGTGGCCCGTTTTCTTGGGGTGCGCGCGGCTGCGCAAGCTCGGCATCGTACCTTCCAGCATCGGCGCGCCGAAAAGATCGCGATCGGCATTCACGACACGCCCCCCAGCCGCTCGAGCAGGCCTTTGGCGAGGTCCTGCACGCGCTGGTCGAAGCGTGCGTTCTTGGCGGCGGTGCCGACGAACGGTGCGAGGCAGCCGACATCGACGCGTTCGAGATAGACCGAC